CTACCCGCCCAGAAGCTCGCCGGCCGGTACCACCACGTCCACGGATTTTACCTGATCAACGGGAACTTCAATATGCTGGTCGTAATCAGGATTGTAGGAGGAAAAGACAAACAGGGTCGGTGACTTCTTGATGTATACTTTTAGCATGGCCCGCCGGATGCCGCTGTCGCCGCTGCCATCATGCAGCTGGACAATAACGTCATTTCCACGCCTGGGCTTGAGTCTGGTGTCGACAAGAACAATTTCTCCCGGAAAAAACCGGGGCACCATGCTTTCGCCCGATGCCCGTACCGCGTAGACGTCGTCGCGGCCGATCCAGACGGGCGGGCGTTTGATCAGGAAGGTATCCGTGAACTCCATGTAATCGCTGTCCCCGCATTCAACCGTGCCGAACACCGGCAAATCGGTTTTCATATCAGATGCCATCGGAATGGTTGCAGGGGTTTGTGTCGGAAATATGTTAACCGGCGGATCGGTATGACGCATCTCGCTGTCGGTAAAGATCAGTTCAGCGGGCGTGCAGCCGAGTACGGGGGCCAGCTTGATGGCCCATTTTTCCGACAGGGTGACAGTTCCGTTTTCCAGTTTCGACAGATAATTGCGCTGAGGAATGCGGGCCCGCTCGGCGAGCTCTGCCTGTGTTAAGCCCGCTTTATTGCGGAATTCTTTTAATCGGTTACCCATGAATTTAATGTACCGGATAATTGTACTTGGTTCAAGCCCCTGCTGTCTTCACATAAAGTACTTGAAAAAGGTACAAATGTAAGATAATCTGAGCAGACCAGTAACCAGCAGATTTCAGACAGGGAGATAACAGAATTTTGGAACAGGAATTCAAAAGCCCCGGATCTGCGTTCAGGCGGGGCGGTGCCCAGGCCTTTGTCGAAGAAATGATGACTGTCTTCGGTCAGGCAGACTGGCCGATGGACGGACGCAGGCCGGGCGACTGTCCGTGCTGGACAGGTTGCGGGGATAAGCTGCTGCTTCATTTCAAGCGCTGGAATGGCCATTGCGAAACCGCAGATCCGGCCAGTGGTTGCCACAATCTGGCGCATGTCGCGGCCACTGCCCTGTATTTATGGATGCTCGAGCAGCAGCGGGCGGGCAGGGATGACCGGCCGGGCAGCCGGGCACAGCGACTTTTGGCTGACCTGGGTCAGCACTAGCACATCGATAAATGGCCGCCGTGTTAACCCTGGCCGGCCAGGGTGTCATCAGCAGTGACAGGAGAAGGATTATGGCAAAGCGCAGGCGCAGTAAACAGCGGGTCGAGGTGGCCTTGATCACGCCGGAACGGGCAAAAAAGCCCGATGTGGTGCAAAGTTCGGGTGGTAATCATCAGATCAAGAGTTATGGAGAAAGGCTGTTTGCCCGGTCTGTTATCGATCAGCGTCAGCTGGATGCCTGGAACCGGATTGAATACCTGGCTGAACGCGCTGAATATCATGGCCGGCCCCGGGGTTCGCATCTGGACGGCATCGGCGGCGGCGTTGAGATCGGCGAGACAGAACACTACATCCGGGCCCGCCAAACCCTGTCGCGGTTGTTTGCCGCTCTTGGGCTGATGGGGACGTCAACCATCGAGTTTATGGTGATCATGGGCGAAGATGCGGAAACCTATGCGGACCGGGTTCCCGGCTGGAACCGGCACAAGATTCTGGGTGGACTGTGCATCGCCCTCGACATCGCGGCCAATGTGCTGGGGATCGGCTACCGGGAGCAGGCGCAGGAGCCGCGGCGCGAATATCACTAGGCGTGCGCCCAGATCGCCGCATTGGGCGCCGGCCAAACCGGCGGAATTACCTAAAAAAATACCTTATGTTGTATTTTTTCGTTGACTTGGTAACTGAATGTGGTATCGTTTCCTCACTGTCCCGGAGTGCGACAGCGGCGCGGCAGAAGGTGAGCTCCTTTTGCCGCTTTTTATATTCTCCCTGGTATCAAACTCGGGGCCCGCAGGTTTTTCAGAACTGCGGGCCTGATTTTTATGGAGACGGTAAAATGGCTGCTGACAGTCCGAAGCGTGACAGACCGACACGCCAAACCGGGAAAATCACCGATGCCATTTGCCGGCGGATTGCCGAAGGCGAGAGCCTGCAATCGCTCTGTAAGGATCCAAAAATGCCATCTCTGGCATCTGTGCAGGGATGGCTGGCCGATCCGGCCAACGAAAAATTCCGGGCCCACTATGCCCGCGCCCTGGAAATTCAGGCCGACTTTTACGCCGACCAGATCATTGAGATTTCCGATACGGAAGAGAACCCCCAGAAGGCCCGGATCCGCATTGATGCGCGCAAGTGGAAAGCCGCCAAACTGCGGCCACGGGTCTATGGCGACAAAATTCAGCAGGATCACCGCGCTGACCTGGCTTTAACAATCACCACCGGAGTGCCCCGTGCCGACGATTGATCTGGGTTACACCCCCCGCCCGGCCTTTCGGCCCTTTCACATGCGAACCGAGAACCGGGCCTGTCTGGTTTGTCACCGACGGGCCGGCAAGACGGTGGCCCTCATCGCTGACATGGTTGACAATGCACTGCGCTGCCCGAAACCGAACGGCCGGTTCCAGTTGCTGGCGCCCCTGCACAAACAGGTCAAGGATATTGCCTGGACCTATCTGAAGGATATGACAGCGGCGATTCTGACCCGGACCGTCAACGAAAGCGAATTATGGGTTGCTCTGCCGAGCCGGGCCGGAACGCCTGTCCGGGTGCGCCTCTATGGCACGGACGTGAACCCCGATGCCCTGCGCGGGCTGTACAGCGACGGCATGGCGCTTGACGAATATGCCGACATGAACCCGGCGATCTGGGACTCGGTTGTGCTGCCGGCGCTGGCTGATCGCGGTGGCTATCTGGTGGTCAGCGGAACCCCCCGGGGATACAACGCCTTTTACAAACGCTACCAGGAAAGTCTGCGCGACGAGCGCTGGTATTCGCTGCTGCTGAAGGCCAGCCAGTCGGCTGTTTTGTCGGCTGATACCCTCGTCGATCTGGCCCGGGAAATGCCGCCTGGCAAATATGCCCAGGAGATGGAGTGCGATTTCACCCAGGCGGCAACGGCGCAGTTTGTCCCCACGGAACTGGTGGAAAAAGCGATGGTCCGCCTCGGTCAGGCGGATGCCCGGATGCCGCGGGTCCTCGGCGTTGATGTGGCGCGCTTTGGCGATGATGCCAGTGTCCTGGTGACCCGGCGCGGCCGGGTGGTCGAAGCCCTGCAGCGTTTTACCAAGCGCGATCTGGTGACACTGGCCAATGAGGTGATGAAGTGGGCCGACAGTGTGCGCCCACAGATGATCTATGTGGACGGGGCCGGGGTCGGCGGCGGCGTTGTCGATTACCTGTCCGGGGCCGGCTATCCGGTGCGCGATGTGCAGGTTGGCGGCCGTGCCGATGACCGGGTCCGCTATCTCAATAAACGGGCTGAACTGTGGGGCGAGATGCGCGAATGGCTGGCAACTGCTCAGTTTCAGTTGCCCGATGACGAGATGAACATCCTGTGTGCGGACCTGCTCGGCCCCGCCTATAGCTACACGATGTCCGGTCAAACCGCGCTGGAGCGCAAGCAGGACATGAAAAACCGCGGCCTCGCGTCGCCGGATGCCGGCGATGCTTTGGCGCTGACCTTCTTTGAGCGGCTGGCGCCGCGCGGCCTGCGCAGCGCCGACATGGCCGAGGACGCCGAAGCCATGGAGGATGTGTGGTGATGCTGGGGCAGCTGCTGCTGTTGTTCACCCAGTCACCTTACTATGCCGGCCGGAGCACCGGGCGCCTGACCCAGACGGTCCTGCCGGCGCTGATCCGGGGCGATTTTGTTTATGTTGCGGACCGGGGCTGCCTGGTCGCCTGGGCGTCCTGGGCCTTTGTCAGTGATCAGGTGCTTGATGCCATCAAGGCCGGCAATCTGATCCAGGCAGAAGATTTCGACAGTGGCGCGCACTTATTGTGTCTCGACTTTATAGCGCCCTTCGGCCATGCCATCGCCTTACACCGCGAAATACGCAGGGTCCACGGGGCAAGGAAAGCCGTTTGGTTCCGAATGACCAAAGGCGACAGATTTTGCGAGGTAGTTTCAAATGGGAAGTGATTCTGGATCAAACAGCGGCGACGATGCGCGCGGCACCCAGGCCCAGCGCGGCCGGAACAATGCGGGTTATGGGGATGCACTGAGCGGAGCGTTTGGCGGCGGCAACAGCCCAGGCTCTGGTGGCGGCGGCCAGACCGTGACGATCAGCCATCCGCCGCCCGGCTCGGAAACCCTGAGCATATCGGTCCGGCCCCAGACAGCACCCACCGCGGCCAAGGCCGCCGCCAAGGCGGCAGCGGGGCTGGGCGACTTTCTGGGCAGCCTGCTGGGCCTGAACATCCTTGACGATACCCTGGGCTCGATCCCCACCCTGAACGGCCAGACCCTGGCGGAGGCGCGCAGCGAAAGGGAAGCGTCGGCAAAAGCGGCGAATGAGCCATTCTCATTACCGGGAATGAAACCGTCCTCGACAGCGCCAACACAGATGAGCTGGGGGAAGCTGAATGTGCTAGGCAGGGGTAAAGGGGGAAATGAGCCAGACGCTGCTGGGTTGACTGAGAGTAATAAGTCGGTTGATGCACCTAAAACCACCGATACTCGCGCCACGTTAAACTCTTCAAGCGACTTTTCTGGAGCTTTTGGAGACAGCAACCGAGACACCCCAGTCGTTCAGAAGCCGCCAGTCGCGTATAGAGCCGCACCTATCAAAACGGTAGTGCCAACGAAACCGGTGAACTCCACGTCTTCCAACGGCACGCCGAATGATGATCTGTTTGAACTTTATCGCCGTATGTTGGGTGGTTTCTTCAGGGGATCTCGGGTTTAGTTATTTGCCTTTGAGATGTATCCACCCAGCTTTCGAATGATAATTCTTTCTAATAAGGCTAATGAATTTGCGACAAAGTTTGGATGCGACGAGATAGTAGCCATAGGGATGCAATGAAACACAGACAGTTCGCTTGGAAAGTGCGACTTACCTTCAATCAATTCGACTTCGCCAGGATTGGTGATTGCAAAAAAGCAAAGCTCTATTTCGTCTTCAACGACTGAGTAAAATCCCGGGCCGGTGCTAATAGTAGAAATTGGTTCTGCAGCCTCAAGTGTAACTACTTTTGCCCCCTGTAGGACGTATTCTATAGAAGCGATAAAACCTTTTCTATCTCTCTGTTTTAAAGCAAAATTTGGAGCTGTTTTGTATCGAATATTAATATTCGGAAGATGTAAATGTTCCTTCACATAGTTACCATCAATACTAACAGTAACCCGGTCCGCCACATACCCCTCGGGAAGGACAATGCGGGAATTCTCCGGCGGGATCTCGAATACGTCGATATCGCCGATACCGGGGGTTGACCCGGGCGTCTGACAGGCCGCGAGGACCAGACAAACCATTGCCAATTTTATCCGCCTGAACATGGGTAAATTGTAACGGGATTCCGCTGCTGAGTGAAATGGAAACCTGACCGAAAACCGGGACTGGCTGGTTGGTCGGGACAGAGTGATTTTCGAGAGAAAAACGGGAATTTCAACCGGACAGCACTGAGGCTCAATTATCAGAATTCAATTCATCCCGCTCCGGCGGGTTTTTTTGTGGGCGCCCTCCGGGGCGCTTTTTTATTGGGAAATGCACATGAAATCTCAACTCGCTTCTGACATCATCAAACGCGAACAGACCCTGCGCAGCAACCGGGCGCCATGGGAGGCCGCCTGGCAGGCGGTTGCCGATGTCACCCTGCCGGTCTCTGTCGACTTCCGCCAGCTTTCCCTTGAGCGTGGGCCGGGAGCGGCGGGTGGTCCGCGCTCCGCCGCCCGGATGCCCGATATCTATGATCAGACGGCGATGATGGCGGTGCAGCGCTGGGGTGCGGCGCTGGAAAGTATGATCACGCCGCGCGCCGCGAAGTGGCACAATCTGAGCCTGCAGGGCAGCGGCCAGGGCGGGGCCGTCGCCGACGCCGAGCGCAAATGGCTGGAGCGTCTGCGCGATCTGATGTTCGCGCAGCGCTATGCGGCGGGCACCGGTTTTGCCGGCAGTGTGCAGTCGGTCTACCGCAGTCTCGGGTCGTTTGGCACCGGCTTCATTTATGTGGAGGACGGTTACCTGCTGGGCAGCAACAAGCCGCTGCTCTATCGCCCGGTGCACCTGTCGGAGATGGTCATCGACCAGAATGCCTATGGCCAGATGGATACGGCGATGCGCCGGTTTTCCCTGTCGGCGCGCCAGGCGGCAAATCTGTTCAAGGACAGCTGCCCGGCCAAGGTCAGACAGGCGGCTGCCGACAGCGCGGAGCAGGACCGGCGCTTCTGCTTCATTCAGGCGGTGTTCCCGCGCGACGACAAATGGCAGGGCAAGGCCCGCACGGTACAGACCACGGCCTATCAGTCGGCCGTGGTTTTTGTCGACGACGCCGAAGTTATCCATAGCCGTGGCTATCATGAAATGCCGTTCATCGATTTCAGGCTGGACCGGCAACCGGGTGAAATCTATTCGGAAAGCCCGGCCCTGATCGCCCTGCCCGAAGTGCGCGGCATCAACGCCATGGCCCGCGACACCCTGCGCGCGGTGCAGCAAATCTCGAGCCCGGCCTATGCCGCTGCCGAGGTGAAAAGCAAGGGCGGGCGGGTCAACCTGAACGCCAATAAGATCAACAGGGGACTGATCGATCCGGCCACCGGCCGGTTGCTGATCCAACCCATTCAGTCGGGCGGTCGCCCTGATATCGCCATGGGCCTGATCCAGGACAAGCGCGAAATGATCCGCGAGGCATTTTACGTGAACCTGTTTCAGGTGCTGGCCGATGCCCCCGAGATGACCGCCACCCAGTCGCTGATCCGTGATCGGGAAAAGGGTGAATTGCTGGGTCCCATCGGGGCCCAGGTGCAAACCGCCCTGGACCGGCTGGTTGAACGGGAAGGCGGTATTCTGGAACGGGCCGGGGTGTACGATCCCGCTGGCCCCTACGCTCCGCCGCCATCCCTGCAGGGGCGGTCCTGGACGGTTGAGTTCACCTCGCCGCTGGACCGCCTGCGCCGGGCCGAAGAAGGGGTTGGCACCATGCGCACCTTCGAGACCATGATGGCGGTCGCCCAGTATGATCCGGGGGTCATGGACTTGCTGGAAACCGATGAGGCGGTGCGTGGCCTTGCCGAGATCAACGGCATGCCGTCGAAGTTTCTGCGCTCCGTTGATGCGGTCGAAGAACTGCGCGGCGAACGCGACGATGCCGCAGCCAAACAATCCGCCCTTACTGAAGCAACCCAGGCCGCAGGAATCGCCAATGCGCTGGGAATAAGCCCGCCATCACCCGAGGAAGGAGGCGTCGATGCAGTCCTTGAGTAACTGGTTCAAACCGGGCGAACGGCGCTCAGCTGAAGCTGAACAAAAACTGCGCCGCGCCTATCAGGCGGTATTTTTGGGAAAACCCAGCAAACAGGATCAGGAGGTCGTTTTAAGCGACCTCTTGTCTTTCGGCGACCTTTTCAGCGTGGCCCTGCCAGACGAAGACCTGCGCCTTCGTGAAGGACGTCGGCAACTGGCCTACCGGCTGTTCCGGTTTCTCGAACTGGCCGAGGCGGAACGCAGAGCGACGGCAGTCGCGGCCATAACCGAAACCCTGGTATCCGATGCGGAAGGAGCGATCTGATGGGCAATATTCCAACTTATCGATCCCATGAAAACCTAACGGTGGCGGAACCGCATGTTCCGCTGTTCAGCCGGGACGCGATTGATGGTGTCTCGGAACTGGCCCGCCATTATGAGAAGCGCCAGATGCAGGATGACCTGGTCACGGTTTTGGATGTGGAGCAGAAATTCAGCCAATGGCAGGACGCTTATCTGGATCACCCGGAAAGCGGTTTGCTGGCCCGCCGCGGTGCCGATGCCAGGGGCGGTTATGGGACGTTTGTGGCCGAGGCCGCGCGTAAATTTCTGGCGCTTAACGACAACCTGGAAAACCCGACCCAGCGGGCCCTGTTCGAGAAACGCTATCAGGACCGGTTAGCCCGGGCCCAGGATCGGGTCGCCGCCCATGAAGCGAACGAAGTGGATGTTCATCGGCGCAGGGTGCTGGGTGAGGCGTCGATCACCGAAACCCGCCGCGCGATTGAGCTGATCAACGCCGGCGATACCGACGGGGCCGGTGAAGCTATGGACATGGCGTCGCGGTTCCTGGGCCAAAGCCTGAGCGGTGTGCCGGCCTATCAGCAGGACGAAGCGCGGCGCCTGCTGGTCAGTGGTTTTCACGGCGCGGTTTTTAATCAGCGGTTAGACGAAGACCCGATAGCCGCAGAGCAATATCTGTCTGCCAACCGGAAGGCCATTGATCCGGTCATCTATGAGCGCCTGCAGCAGACCGCGAACCGAAGGATTGAAACGGTACAGGGACGGGAGCTGTTCGAGACCGTTTACAATCCGCAGGCAGATCTATCGGATATTCTCACTGCCATCGATGCCAGCGACGCGCCGGACCCGCAAAAATCCATCGCCAGAGACCTGGCCGAAGACCGCTGGGAGATCGTGCAGGCGGAACAGTTTGCTTTCGAGATGCGGCAAACCCAGGCGATTGAAGACGCAACATATCAGGCGGTTCTGTTGATCGACGACGGCGCTTCCTTTGAAGCGCTGCCCGATGAGGTTATGGATATTTTACCCCCGGATTACCACCGCGCGGTGCGCACGCACTATGTCCAAAAGATCAGTGGCCAACCCGCACCCTATAACGCGGCGCTTGAAAATGATCTGCATGACTACTGGATCAGGGCGATCAATGGCGACAGTGCTGGGTTCCTGACGCTGCCACTGGCGCCTCATCTGGGATCGCACAATCGCGACCGGCTGGAGCTCTGGGGGCGGCGTCAGGCCGGGTTGAAGACGGCGGATACGAAGTATATGGCGGAGGTAAACCGGCGCAAACTGGCGATGACCACAGCTAGCGGATTTGTCGAGCGGGTGGTTGAAGCGCAGGGCGGAGACGCACCGACCCGCGCCCGGTTAAAGGGCCGCCTGAACGAGGCGGCGACTAGCTACATCTTCAATTGGTATGAAGCTCATCCTGATCAGGTGATGGAGCCGAAGGCGTTGCTCGATAACCTGGGTGCCCTTGTCGGGCCGGAACCGACAGGGCGAACAATCCACCCACAACAGGCCGGCTTTATGACCATGGAAGGCCAGACAGATGTAGTTGGTGCGGCTGCCGAGCAAGACACACAAGAGGGTGATGGGAGGTTGCCAAATGCCATCGTTAAAGCCTTGCAGGAACCACGCATGGACGCGCCCGGTTTCTGGTTTGCCAAGGATAGCAACGCCCAGGCTAATGAAAACGGCAACTTGATTGGTAAAGCCGGAGAACTTCTCACGGACGGGGACGGTAATCCTGTTGACCTTGCGTTCCCTGATCAGAATATCTGGTGGGCGGCTAACGATCCAGCTGCAGACGATAACGTGGTTATCGATGAGGTTGAAGACGCAGAAATCCCAGATGACGAACTGAATGATCTCGAGAAAGCGGCCAACCAAATTAACGAAAACGTTCTGGCCAGACAACAGAACGGACAGGCGACAGCGGACGAATTGCTGGACGGTATATCGAAGGAGGCTCTGACAGAAATGGGTGAGGCGGTGCTGTCGGTATTGCCGGGGACCGGGAATGTTCTGAGCGCTCGCGATGCGGTTGTTGCTTTGCTGGCGGCACAAGAAGCCGCGAAGCAGGGCGACGTTGGGGAAGTGGCCATACAAGGAGCGTTGCTGGCCCTCGGTGTTGGAGGCGCCGTTCCGGGTGCGGGAATTCTGGTCAGGGCGGCAAAAAGGCTGGCGAAGGGATTGGCGGAAAAGGCCGCGCAGATGGGTTTTTCCAAGGGGATTAGTTTGAGAAAATCAAACCATCCAAACAAATCCCTGAGTAATCGTGACGCCCGGTATTTTTACACGGGTCGTCTAAAAAAAGCGAAACGTCAAAACAAAGAAATGGAGGACCCGGAAGCCAGGGCGAAGGACGCCCACAACATTCGCAACAAAGAGAGAACGTTGGCCCGAGATAAAATGTCAGATCAGAAAAAACGGGCTGAAATGGATCGTGATAATCCGAATATGACTTGGGATGAAGTGGTCAAAAAATATGAAGCAGATGGGTTTAGGGATAAAGGCCTCCATGATATAATAAGAAAGAAAGCATTTAATCCAAATAAAGAAGTTACGAAAGGCGTCAAAATAAAGGCCGCTGTAGAAACCAAAAAGAACTGATAGAGACACCAAAGGAGCTCATCATGAGACCGATTTTCAATGTAAGGACCGCCATTGATAAAAACAACCTGGCGCGCATCGAAATTACTTCCGAAAGTGGCATCACGTCGGACTGGTTCGTAATATTTACAGAAGATTTGGAAGACAAGTTTGGTTATAAAATAGCGAGAATAATTAACGGGCCTGCCGGTGAAGAGATCGTTTATTTGACTAAAGAAGATAAAGAAATTGTGATGACGATTGAAAATGCCGAGTGGTTGGATATTTTCCCCAGAAACAAGAAATCCGAAGCAGATATCATAGCTATGTATGATTATCTCAAGGAACACCTGGGAAGTCAGATGGAGGAAGGTGCTCCAAGAGTTCTTGACGTGGAGACAGAAGAGAGCAGGCGCAGGCGTAATGAGTGGTCTGACATTGAATGGGCCATTCGAGCTGGCCACATTGAGGAGCCTGATTATCGCCATGGAAGATTTGATTTTGCCGAAGTACTTGCCTTAGCGCGGAGTAAACGACAGAAGCAGTAGGTATCCAGTAATTTCAGGTGATCAAGTAAGAGCCATTCCCTGAAAAGAAATACTTGCCCTATGCGTTACCGTTGATTTCTCCTTGCCTTCAGCTCGAGTGATTTGGGCGCTGGAGCAGATTATCAAATGGCGTGGGCGGCCAGTGACGGTACGTTGTGATAATGGCCCGGAATATGTCAACGAATTGCTGGCGGCCTGGGCCGAAAAACGTGGGATCGGGGCGATCAATGGTGAAAGTGCTGCCTTTCTGACAATGCCACTGGCGCTACATCTGGGATTGCAGACCTGCGACTGACTGGAACTCTGGGGCCGGCGTCAGGCCGGGCTGAAGACAGCGGATCCAAAATATATGGCGGAGGTAAACCGGCGAAAGCTGGCGATGACCACGGCCAACGGGCTTGTTATGCGTGTGGTTGAGGCGCATGGCGGCGACGTACAGACCCGGGCCCAGTTGAAGGGCCGCCTGAATTAAGCTGCGATCCGTTACATTCTCAATTGCATGAAGTCCGTCATATACGAAACGGAGTTCAAGGGCTCATCCAGAAAAAAAATTAATTCTACGCCGTGGCATTCCGTCCGGCGTTTTTTTGTGACCATTAACAAAGGAAATCATTATGGAAGATATTTCGTTAGGCGGGCCTGCCCTGGCAGACAACCCATCCGGCGACGGCGTTGCTTCGTCATTCGGGTCCGACAGGGCAACGCGGGTATCCGCACCTTCCGGCGGTGACACCTGGCCTGCGGCCCTCAGTGAGGACAACCGACGGCTGGTGGAAAACAAGGGCTGGCGAAGCCCTGACGATGCTCTCAAATCATATCGTCAACTGGATGAATACCGTGGCCGTTCGGTGGCGCTTCCCGGCGACCAGGCAACCGATGAAGATTGGAAGGCTTTTCGTCATAAGACGGGAATGCCGGAGGCAGCCGACGGCTATGCGTTGACGATGATGGATGGGGCAGACGAGAACGCTACGGCTACCCTGAAGGAGCTGTTCCACAAGGCAGAACTGGATCAGCGGCAGGCGCAAGCGCTGTATGGGGGGATGGCCGAAGCCCTGGCCATGTCCCGGCAGATGACCACAGAACGGCAAGCTGAACAGCTTGCCGAGGCCCGGGAAAATGCGGAAGCATCGTTGACCCGGGCCTGGGGCGCTACGGATGGTGAAATCTTCAGGCGCAACATCGAGATGGCCCGGCGGGCCGTCGAAGCGCTGGGTGGTGACGGATTGCTGGGAGAATTGCGCCAGTTGGGCGCACTGACCGACAGCAATCAGATATTGTCGCCGGTGCCGGCAAAGGCATTTGCCGAGGTCGGTGCCCAGCTGTTCGCCGAGGATAGTCTCATTGAAGGTGGCGAAGCGATTACGGCCAATCCGTTTGCCGACGGCAGCCTCAATCTGGCGGCCCAGGGTGATCTTGTTAAACGTGACCCGGCACGCGCCCGTGGCTTCATTCAGGCGGCTGGAAAGCGGCCTGAAAACTACGGACTTTCTTCTCACTAGCTTTTGCAAAGGAACTTAACACATGGCTAGTACACGTCTATCCGACGTTATTGTGCCGGAGGTCTTCCACCGGTATATCGTCGAAAAAACAGCTGAGTTATCAGCCCTCTTCCAGTCGCAACTGATTGCCGCCGACCCGATGCTGTCGGCTTCGCTTTCAGGCGGAGGGCGAACGTTCAATGTTCCGTTCTGGAACGATCTGGGCAATACGGATTCTAATATTTCCGATGATGACCCGGCGTCTGATGCGGTTCCGCTCAAGGTCGGGGCGTCACGCGATATCGCCATACGCCATAACCGCAACCAGTCCTGGTCGGCCATGGATCTGACGGCCCAGTTGGCTGGTGATGACCCCATGAAGCTGATTGGTGACCGGGTGGCGGCCTATTGGGCGCGCGATATGCAACGGACCGCCATCGCCACCCTGAACGGAATCCTTGCCGATAATATCGCCAACGACAGCTCTGATATGCTGCATAGTGTTTCGGCGGACGCGGTAAGCCTGCTGGCAACTCATCAGGTGTCGGCAACGGCGGTTCTGGATGCCTGCCAGACCATGGGTGACAGTCTTCAGGATCTGGCTGCCATCGCCATGCATTCGAAAGTTTATACCAACCTGCGCAAGCAAAACCTGATTGATTTCATTCCCGCAGCCCGCGGCGAAGTGAACTTCCCGCAGTATATGGGACTGACCGTCATCATAGACGACAATTTGCCGACGACCGCCGGAACCAATCAGACCCGTTACACCACGGTGCTGTTTGCTCCGGGCGCTTTTGCCTTTGGCGAAGGTGCACCCCAGGTGCCGGTCGAGACCGATCGCAATCCACTGGCCGGCGACGGCGGCGGAGAGGAGTTCATTGTCTCTCGCCGTGAATTTGCCATTCATCCGCGCGGTATCAAGTGGACGGATGCATCCTGTGCCGGGCAATCGCCGACCAATGCGGAAGTTGCAGCGGCAACCAACTGGGACCGGGTGTATGAGCGCAAGAACGTCAAAATGGTGTTTCTGCATACCGACGAAGCCTGATTTCATCTGCTGATCAACGGGGCCGGGAAAACCTGGCCCCGTTCTTTTTAGGAGAAAGTGCCATGAGCAACCGCGAGTTCTATCAGGCTTTGGGAATAAAAAAGGGTGATCCGCTGACGCTGATGCAGATTATTCAGATTGCACAGATGCGCACGGAGCGGGAAAACCGACGGCGGCTGGGATCAGATAAGGCCGTGAACCAGCCCGGGTCCCTGGACCAGGCGATCGTCAGGGCGGTGAATTCTCTCGATCCGGCAAATGACCACCATTGGACAGCTGCCGGCCTGCCGGCAATGAAACCGATTGCAGAGATTGTTGGATCTGCGACCGTCCGGCGGGTCCATATCGCGCGGCTATTTCCCGATCTTTCCCGCCCATCAGCCGAGGACAAACCATGACCTATTCCGTTGTAAGCATCTGCAATCTGGCACTGCAAATGCTTGACGCACCAGCCATTATTAACATCAACGACGACAGCAAACGCGCCCGCGCCTGCAAACGGGCCTACGTGCCGGCGCGTGATGAAGTGACGGTCCAATATGAATGGCGGGTTGCCCGTGCCCGGACTACGCTGGCGGCAGATACCGCTGCTCCGGCATTCGGCTGGCGTTACGCCTATGCCTGGCCGTCGGAATGTATCCGGCTTCTCCGCCCCACTTACGGAGGGGTGTGGAATGGCACACCGATCCCCGGCGATATGGAAGGGCGATATTTTCTGACAGAAGTGACGGCACCTCTCAGGGTTTGGTATCTGAAATATATAACCGACCCGTCGCAGATCGATCCGCTTTTTGCGCGGGCCATTGCCGCACGCATAGCCGCAGATATCGGCAGGGAAGTGACCGGCAGGGACAGTTATGTGCAATTGGCGGAAGCCCGGTATGATAAAATTCTGGCACAGGCCCAGCAGACCGATGCCCTGCATGATGATGTTGAGGAGCCGGTTGAATGTGCCTGGGTCACAGGGCGGGAGGCCGGCTGATGGCCTATAATATCATTCAGGCCAATTTCATCAAAGGCGAACTCTCGCCGCTGGTGCACGCCCGTGTTGATCTGGAGCTCTTCAGGACGGGATTGGCGATCTGCGAGAATTGGCTGGTGCTGCCGCAGGGAGGGATCAAGACCCGGCCCGGCACCATGTATGTGGCTGAAGCGAAAGACAGCGCGAAAGCTGTGCGTGTGGTTCGCTTCATTTATTCGACGGAAGTGAATTATATTCTGGAGTTTGGCGAAACCTATATCCGTGTCTTCAAGGAACAATCCCAGGTCCTGTCCGCCGGCGTGCCGGTTGAAATCACTACCACTTATATGCAGTCCGAATTGTTCAACCTGCAATTCACCCAGGACGAAAACACCCTCTATATTGTCCATAAGGATCACGTCCCGGCACGACTGACCCGCTCCTCCCATACTGCGTGGACGCTTGCGGATATGGCATTTACGGCCGCACCCGGAGCCTGGACCTCAAACAATTATCCGCAACGTGTTGCCTTTTATGAAGATCGCCTTGTCCTCGCGGCAACACCGAACCAGCCGAATACGGCGTGGTTTTCGAAGACCGGCTCGCACGCCGATTTTACCACCGGCGCAGCGGCTGATGCGGCCATGGAAATTGTCGCGCGCACCGGACAGGTCAACGCGATTCAGTGGATGGTTGAAGACAAGCTTTTGCAGTTTGGCACGACCGCAGCTACCCGCACGCTGGGCGGTACCGGTGATACGGCGCTGGAACCAAATAATATTTCGCAACGCCGCCATACGACGGATGGTTCGAGTTCTCTGCAACCGGTACAGACCGGTGCGGTTACGGTCTTTGCCGGAGACAAGAAGCGACGGTTGCGGGAGTTTATCTATTCCTTTGAAAACGACCGTTTCCTGGCTCCCGACCTGACGCTGCTGTCTGAACATATTCTCAAGCCGCAGGTTGTGGAAATGGCCTATGCCCAGGATCCGTTCCCGATAATCTGGTGCGCGCTGGGTAATGGTGAACTGGCTGGCTGCACCTATGATTCGGATTTCAAAATTGCCGGCTGGCATCGTCACCGGATTGGCGGGGATGCCGGCCGGGGTTGGGGCGAAGTTGAAAGCATTGCGGTTATTCCGGGCGCTGACCATGACGAACTGTGGATGGTTGTGAAGCGAACCATCAACGGTACGAGCAAGCGTTATATCGAATATCTGACACAGCCCTTTGACGACGAATTACTGGTAAAAGACGAGGCTTTTCAGGTTGATAGCGGACTTTCATATGCGGGCGCAGCTGCCGATACATTTACCGGACTTGATCACCTGGAAGGTGAAACGGTCGCCATCCTGGCTAATGGAGCTCTCGATCCGGTACAGGCGGTTGCTTCCGGGACAGTCAGTCTGCAAGGCGGACGCTCCGCGACAAAGGCCTCGATCGGGTTTGCTTATACGGCCACTGCCCGCTCATTGCGCCTTGGTATTGCCGATGCGGGTGGAACAATTCTTGGTCGGAAATCCAGTGTCGGGCGGGTTGTTGTTGATGTGCAGGCATCCTTACTGACCAAGGCCGGAACTGATCTGAACAGATTGGAAGTGGTGGTCCAAAGAGATGGAGCTGATCCCATGGACAGTTCACCGCCACTGTTCACCGGGGCCCGGGAAGTGATTATCGATGATGACTGGGAAACCGCCGGGCAGGTTTATCTTGTCCAGGATGTTCCGCTGCCCGCGACTGTTCGCGCGCTGACGCCTGCTGTTGTTATATAAGGAGAGATGACCATGAGTTTTGGATTCCTGTCCGGCATTGCCCAGGTGATCGCCAGTGCGTTCAGTGTTTATAATGCCATCGATGCCAGGTCAGAAAACAAACGTGTTGCCAAAGAGGTCCGGGCCAGCGCAGACCGGCAAGCCGCCCGCAAACAGACCGAGTTGGAACATTTACGCAGTCTGCAGCGTGTGGCCTACGCCAAAGCCGGTGTAAAACTGTCTGGCACTCCGACGATTGTGATCGACGAATCGCAGGCACAGGGCCAGATGGATATCGAAGCCATAAAACTGAAAGGTTTGCAACAGGCCCGCGCCTATGACGCGAAGGCGGCGCAGGCCGGGATGGATGCAGGGATCAAGCTTGTTTCAAGATTTAAAATCTGACGGCCTGAATTTTGTCGCCTGCCGCCAAAGGCATTAGGCATTTGCGGCGTTAAGAGCCCCCAGTTGAACTCGCGGTCCCTTCCGATTGTTTCAAAATGAGTGTGCTACCGCGAAATGCGGCGATGACAGGGTCGCGTCGTCTGGGCCAATACCTGATTTTCAACAGCTTCCTGCGTTCCTTTTGGGCGCGCTTTTTAAATGGATGACGTCTTATGACAATTACCAATAATACAATTCGCACATCGACGAACGGTAACGGCGTGACAACTGCATTCGCCGTCAGTTTTCCCTTTTATGACGATGCCGATCTGGTTGTAATCCTCGTCAGGGCCGACGAAACGGAAGTTGTCCAGGTTCTGAATTCTGATTACACGGTTGCCGGTGGCGGCGGGACAAGCGGTACGGTGACGATGATCGTTCCGCCTGCCAGTGGCGAACGTTTGGTCAGGTACCGTGTTTCTCCGCTGACTCAGGAAACCGATTATGCGGATGGCGATGCTTTCCCGGCGGATAGCCATGAGGCTGCTCTGGATCGTTTGACGATGCAGAATCAGGAGCAGGCCGATAAACTGAGTCGCGCATTAACACTTTCGGAATCCACGGAAGTTCCTGGTTCCCTGACAATGGATGAGCCCATTGCCGGACGTGCGTTAAAATGGAACGCAACCGAAGACGGAATAGTCAATTCGAACAGCGATATTGAAGCCGTCGAAGCGAACGTTGCGTTGAATGCAGCTGCCGCTGAGGCGAGCACGGATGCGGCCGCGGCGAGTGCTGCGGCGGCAGCGGCATCTGCAAGTGTGGCGGCTACCAACGCCGGGACCGCCGCCCTGTATGCGACGGGAGCCGGCCAGACTCTGGTTGACGCTACCAACTATACGGCGGGAACGGACAACTCTGTGGTTTTCACAGGCGTTATTTTTGCGTCTAAGTATTATTTGTCGGTTTTCTTTGGGGGCACCTTTCAGGACTGGGAAACGTATTCGATTTCCGATGATGGCACCGATACGACTGTGACTTTTGATGCGAAGATCCCCCTCGCCGTGCCGACAATCACCGGGCAATGGGGCGTGCGTTCGGCACAGGTCGCCTTTACCGATGTGGCATCCACACCGACCACCCTTGCCGGCTACGGCATAACGGACGCCGCCACATCAACGCAGGGGGGCCTTGCTGACAGCGCCCTGCAGCCAGGTGATGCGATCGACAACTCGGTCATCGGCGGCTCAACCCCGGCGGCAGGGACGTTTACGACACTGAGAGGGGATGCAGGTTCCGGGGTCGGCATTGCTCCGACAGATGGAACGCTGCACGTTCACACCGCGTCGGCGGGCACCGTAACGGCGTCTGCCAATGGCGACGAACTGGTGCTTGAAAATAACGGTAATGCGGGTCTCAGTATCCTTACACCAAATACCGCGAGTGCAACGATCTACTTTGGTGATGCCGACAGTGCCGGGGTTGGCTATATCGGCTATACCCATTCCACCAATACGATGAGCTTCCAAACAAATGAAGCATTAGCATTCTACGTCGATGGCAATCGCAATAAGGTTCTTGGCAACGGCGCCCTGGCCACCACGGCCACAGATGGTTTCACCTATATCCCGGCCAGCGCTGGCGCCCCGACCGGCACGCCGACCAGTGTAACCGGGATGGTGCCGATGCATTTCGACAGCACGAACAATGTTTTTTACATCTATAACGGCGGCTGGAAATCCGTCGCCATGACTTAAAAGGGGGGCAAAATGGCACTGCTTAAAGATTTCAAAACACCCTACGGCGTGCAGGCGGCCGCCTATCACATGATTTCGTCGGTGCGGATCAACCGACTGGCCGAGACGGTCGATGTGGGTTTTGCGGTCTACAGGGATGCAGACACCCGCACCGCCTGGAAGACCGCCCGGCTATCCTTTGTTGCGGCTTCTGCGGATGTGGTCGCAGCCCATGCGGCAAGGCAGGAGGCGTCTGGCAATGCCGCGATTGCCGCCGCCGAGGCAGCGATTGTCGCAGCGAACAAAACTATGGCAACGGCCGGCGCCGCTGTTGAGGTCAATGCGCCGTTCCCCGATACCGTAAGCCTGACTGTGGACCGTGCTGATTATGCCGCTGTTCTGAATGCAGGCGGCGGCATTGACATTGCCAAGACCTACACCTTCACCAAGACGCAAGCCGATTTCGACGGCGCGTCTGACGCATAGGATAGAAACCATGACTTCAACAAAAGGACTTTTCGGCAGGCCCACTTATCTGGGGAAATCCGGCAATCTGACCCTGACCGACGCCCATTACGGCCGCCTGATCAACGTCACCTCGACCGGCACCATCACCCTGCCCGATGCGGCGACGGTGGGATCGGGCTGGTTTTGCCGGGTCCGCCAGGGCGGTGGCGCGGCAACCGTTGCCCGGGCCGGATCGGACACCATCGAGTTATGGGCGGATAGCGGCCTGACCTCGGTTCTTCTGGCCTCGCAGGGTGATGAAATAGAGATTGTATCAACCGGGTCGGGCTGGGTGGCCTCGGGTCGGATCAAGGTCCGGGCAATTATGTCATCGTCAACTGACCAGACAATTGCGACAGCGACACTGACCACCCTGACATTTTCAACAGCGGCGACCGATACCCATTCCATGTTCGAGAACAGCACGGCGGAGAAGTACGAGGTGCCGTTCTCGGGGGTCTATTATGTCCAGTATGATGGCGTGGTCGACGGTTCGGCCTCCTTCTCCTTTACAACCAGCATTGTCACGACAGTTGGCATCAATGCTGCATTTGTCAGCCAGGCGTCCGCCAGTATCGCGGATACGGAGATGCATGCGCTGGCGACAGTGCAGTTGACCAGGGGCGATGAAATCTGGCTCACGGCCTATCAGGTGTCGGGCGGCGGCAAGGACATCCAGAACATGACTGAATTGTGTTTCTGGGAGGTTTTGAGAGTGGGGTAATGGAAAAAGGAGAGGCACTATGAAATCGCTATGCGCCGTCTTTCTGGCAGTTTTGATAATGGCCGCTGCCGGTCCTGCGGCGGCGCAGGCGGTCTGTGGTCTGCGGGCGGCAATGCTCAGGCAACTGGGGGGTAACTACAAAGAGGCGGTGGTTGCTATGGGGCTGGCCAGCAATGGCGCGGTGCTCGAGGTCACCCGTTCGGATTCCGGTAGCTGGACGATCCTGCTGACCAATCCGTCGGGCGTCACCTGCCTGATGGCGGCCGGCGAGAATTGGGAGACCATAAAGCCGACGATAAAAAGGGAGCCGAGCTGATGACGATCGAGGTTGTATTGACGATTGTCGGACTGGTGCTGGCCCTGGCCGGATCCTTTGTGGCCAATAACCGCTATATCCAGAATCAGATGGGAAGCAAGAACGAACGGGTCCATGCGCGCATTGACGAGATCAGCCGCGACTATGCGCGCAAGGATGATCTGATGCCGCATCTGAAACGGATTGAGGACAGCACGGACCGGACCAACGAACGGCTGGACAAGTTTTATTCGGAAATCACCAAGACTTTGTCGGAGATGGTATCGAGTATGAAAGGAAGGGTATAATGAAGGATCCGATTTCAAGCGCCGCCAGCGGCCTGATTTCCGGGGTGGCGGCGCCCCTGTTCAACCTGGTTGACGAACTGTTCACCAGCGACGATGAGCGGGCTCAGGCCAAACTCAAGCTCATGCAGATGGAACAGAGCGGAAAACTCGACACCCTGAAACTCCAAATGAGCGCCATTCTGGCGGAAGCGCAGTCGACGGACCCCTGGACAAGCCGGGCGCGGCCCTCTTTTCTCTATATCATTTATGTCTTTATTCTGGCGTCGATCCCCATGGGGGCGCTGTCGGCCTGGGATCCGGATATGGCCAAAGCCATCGCCTACGGTGCAAAGGCATGGCTTGATGCCATCCCTGAAAGCTTGATGGGATTGTTCGGGGTGGGCTATCTCGGCTACACCGGGTTCCGTTCCTGGGACAAGAAGAACGGGGTCACGAAGTAGGGGGCTTTTAGAGCGATAAATTAGCTTAGGTCGGCTTTTGCGAAACAGGCTTTATCTCTGGTGGTCGATCAATTCTGTCACTTATATGATGGCCAGGGCTGCTGATATATCCTTAAAGCTATTTAAGTGGCACCTAGAAGATAGGACCACTTCAAAAAATTCTTGCCTAGATTGCATTATTCAGCCAGTGTTTTGTCATAAAGACGTTAAGCGTCCAATTTGACAGGGAGAATGGTGGATTGAAACTGACTAATACACCAGCGCAATGTTGATAATTTTACTTAATGTCGCTATTGATCGTAATTGTATTTTGCATACCTACGGGTCTATATGCTGCCCGTTTTGTTGTTGCGGGTCGGGTAACTTTCTGCTGTCCCTTTAACCCAATGGTAAACACACCTATATTAGGGTATGATTGGCGAAGTGCAGAAAGCACCTTATTCTGAGATAGAATAGAAAGGCACATTTAATGGAAGCTCTTATTTCTCTCGCATCTATCGTTGCCTTAGTCCTTGTCGTATTTGTCGGAAGTACCGGGTTCGGCAACCTTATTGAAGGCAAGCTACGTCGCGGACTGACGTTGAGCGATGGCAAAAGTGTAATTTCCGTTACACCTGGCTCAAACGCAATGCCAGCAGACAATATTAACCAGAAGCACGCGTAG